TAAGGCCCCGCTTGAATGGTGATCGGGTCCAGGGCGTGACCGAGCGAGGTGGTTCCGCGGACGATCGCGGCTTCGTTCTCGGTCAACAGGATGAAACGCACGAGTTCGGCCACGTCAGTTGCCTCCAATGGCGGTCAGATAGGTGTTGAGACGGCTGTGCAGGTTGGCGACGTCGGTGTCCGACAACCCCCCGCCCAACCAGGCTGCGGCCAGGCGGTCGGCGCAGGAGGCGGCGTTGTTAGCCATCAACCGCGCGTTAGCCGCTGCGGTGCCGGTCGAGGCCGTAGAGACGTTGATGTCGCGCACGCCGTTGAGAAAGCCCCGCTTGACGTTCGAGGCCGTGCGAGAAAACGCTCTGTGGCCGAGCTTGCTGCTCGATGTGCGGGTATCCCCCGTCGCGTCGGAGGCGCGGATGGTTTCCGTTCCCCCGGTGGCTATCGCGCCGATATGCCCGCGGAACGATGCGCTGTTGTCGCTGAACATCGTGGCGGAGGATGTGTTGGTCTGGCTGTTGCACCACACGCCGCGCGAACAGGCGTTCTGCGAATAGTTGTTGCCGCTCGCCGTGGCTTGCTCGCCGAAATCCATGTAGGCGGTCGAGCCGTCGCCGGTGAATCCTCTGTCCGTGGTGAAGGTCGGCGAGTTGACCGCCGACAGCGCTTTGGCGGTGTTGATCGCGTTCAGTCGGCCGGCTTGCTCATCGTGCGCCGCCAAGAGGCACAGCCACCCGAGTTGCGACCACACCCCGTCGCTTTTAAGCCCTGCAATGAGGGTGTTGATCAGCCCCTTGCGCGCGGCGTCCGGCTGCACCGACATGGCGGCGAAATAGGTGACGCTTTCGCTCTCGTAGCTGGCCGGGGCTGGCGCGTGCGCCGCGCGATGGCCAAACCGCGCCGGGTTGAACGGCAGCATCAGGTGAAGTTGCCCGTCCCGATTGCCGAGACGTTGGTTCCGGTCGTCACCTTCCAGGCGCCCGACGCGCTCTTGAGCCCCAAGGGCACGAAGAACGGAACGAGGTTGGAGACGCTGGACGCGCCGCCGGTGAACACCGTAATGGACGACCCGGCCCCGTCCTTGATCGACACCGCGCCGGGCGAGGTAGTGGCCGGCACGATCAGCACGCCGGCCAGATAATCCCCCGTCGCACCTGTTGCCCCAAGCGCCTGGTCGGTCTGCGACGCCGCGACGGTCTCGTATTCCCCCGCGCCGACATCGGTCAGAGTGGCGTTGGTGGTGGTCACCGTGCCCGACACCGGAACTGTAGTGCCAGAAGCTACGCCTTCGATCTTCAGCCCGCCGTTGGCTCCGAGCGAGGTCGGCAATAGCGCGATCAGGCTGGTAAGGCGCTGGGCGATGCGTTGCAGCCGGCCGTTCAGCCCTGACGACGCGGTATCCGTGGCCGGAGCGGTTTCGTTGACCGCCCCGTTCAGCGTCTCCAGGCCGTCCACGTAGCCGGCGAGCGTCGTGCCCAGGTCGGTGTGCAGGGTGTCGAGCTTGCTGTTGGTGGAGCCGATCAGGGTCTCGATGCCGTCGACATAGCCTTCCAGGCCGTCGAGATAACCCGCCTGCGTGGTGAGCAGGGTGACGATGGAGGCGAGGCTGGTGTTGCCGGTGTCCTGCTTGGCTTCGGTGGCTGGCGCGGCGATCACCTTCGCCAACAGAGCCGCCAGCGTGGTCTGCGTGGCGACCGAACCCACCGCCGTGTTGGTCGCGGCGATCAGCGTTTCAAGACCGTCGACCGCCGACAGGATCGAGGCGAGCGAAGACACCGCCGGGTCATCGCTGGCCAGGGTGACGCGCTGCACGCCATCGGCGACCGCCCCCGCCCCGCCTAGCGCATCGGTGGCCGCGCCATCCGCGCCCAGCGAGATCTTGACGCGCTGGTACTGCACGCCGCCGACGTCATCGGTGGCGATGCTGGTGCCGGAGCCCGCGGTGATGCTTACATTGTCCGACAAGGGTTCGCCCTTCGGTTAGCGCCAGAAGCGGCCGAGCGTCCGCAACAGCGGCGTGGCGACGGCGACCTGAATAGGCGGCTTACGCCGCAAGGAGGCGTGCGTGCTCGTAGCCAAGCTGACGATGATCGGGGACAGTTGCGCCCCATAGTCAGGCGCCAAATTGCCGGCGATCATCGCTGAAAGACCGCGCGAGAGCCCCAGGCTCAGCGGCGCATAGTCGTCCAGCGTCAGCGAGCCGATCTGTGACCACGCGCCGTTGTCAGCGTCGTAGAGGTAGGCGTCGGTCCCCGCGACCAGCACCACGGACTTGTGGTAGGGCGCGCGGGTGACCGCCGCGCCGGTGCAAGGATCGACGTCCTCCACCGTGGTCGGCAGCGTGATCGTGACGTTGGACCCGGAAATGTCGGCAATGCGCTCATTCTCGCCTGCGGTGTAGTCTTCCTCCACCGTGACGTTCGTCAGCGGACCAAACACGCCCTCCGCGACATAGGCGGTGAGCATGGTCTTGAACGCATCGAGCGCATTCTGTGCGTCGTAGGCGGCGGGCGCTGGCTGGCCTTCCGAGACCACGCCCAGCATCCGCAGGCTTCGGGTGATGACCTGTCGACAAGTCGCCATCACGCCGCCTCCGCGAGATCCCCGCCAGGCTGGCGGCGCATGTAGGAATGGAAGTTGCCGGGATAGGCCGAGCCATCCGCGGCGTGGTGCGTCAGGTCGAGGTCGGGGACGATCCAGATTTCCCCGCCGCGGTCGTTCCAGCGCCGGGAAAAGGCGTAATCCTCGCCGTACCAGACGCCGTTGTGGGCGCCGTGGTTGAAGAGGTCGAGCGAGGGCCGGTAGCGCGGCCCATAGACCAGCTCGGGATATGCGCCCATCACCTCATGCACGACGCCATCGGTGATCTTGAGGAAGCCGGCCGGCACCCAGTCGGCGCGGATGCAGCCGTCTTCCCGCGTGATCGGCCGGTGATCGTCGCCGGTGATCAGCGTCCCCATGTACTCTTCCGGCTCCTGCTTGAAGCGGTAGAGGCCGGAGACCACTTCGCCCGGCGTCTGGATGAGCCGCAGGAGGTCGCCAGGCTTCCAGCTCAGGTCGTGGTCGAGGAACACGATGACGTCGGGCTGGGTGTCCATCGCCTTGCGCAGCATCGTCGCGCGGGCGTGGCTGATGTAGGCGGACCCCACTTCGAACACCGCCTGGTGCGCGATCCCCGCCGCGTCCAGAAGCGGAACCTCGGCCTCCAGAGACGCCAGGAACGCGTCAAACGGCCGGGTAATGGTCGGACAACAGAGAACCAGCTTCACGGCTTGGTCCCGACGCCGATGAGATTGTAGCCCTCACTGCGGGTGATCTCGCAGGCGAAACCCGCCGCCTCCATCGCCCCGCGCAGCGTGTCCGCGGTGAACCCGCTATGGTGCGCCATGAACGGGTTTTCGGCGATCAGCGAGGCCTTGCCGTAGATCATGTCCAGCCCGCAGATCGGGCCAGCTTCGGAGAGATAGAGCGCATCCTCGGTCGGCCGCACATCCTCCAGATCGGGGACGATGATCAGCGCCTTGCCGCCGGGCTTTAGGACCCGGAAGAACTCCCCCAAGGCGACCGGGACCTGATGCGGGTAGAGGTGCTCCAGGCAATGGCTGGAATAGAGCGCCTCGAACGGGCCGATCTCGCCCATGTCCACGATGCTCGCCCGGATGTCGGGATTGCATCGGGCGTCGATGTCGAGGCGGACTTCCTCAAAGCCGTCCGCCCACGCCGGGCGTGGGGTGGTTCCGCACCCGGCGTGGAGCAGTGTCGGCATGGATCAGGCCGAGCCCTTCCACAGGCCGAGCGCGGCCAAGGTGTTCATCACCTCGATAAGCGCCGCCTTGTGGTCCGTGGTGACGTCCGCCGAGGAGGCGGTGCCCACGAGCGAGGTGGCTTGCGCCGCGCCGGCCCGTTGGGAAATGGCCGTGGTGCCGTAGAAGGCGATCTTGGCCGAGGTGGCCTGGCCGAGCTTGGCGCCCGCAGCCGGGTCCTTACCGAAAACTTCCGCAGCCATGTGCTGCTCCTTTCAGAAAAAGAGACGGCCGAGCCCGCGAAGGCCCGGCCAGTTTGGGGAGGAAGGGTTAGGCGGTGCCGCTGATGCGGGTGCCGCGGCGCGGGTCCACGTTCTTCACGCCATAGATCACGTCGAAGCGATGCAGGTGCGTGTCGTTCGTGCCGTCCGAGGTCCGCCAGTAGCGGACGGTCAGGCCGGTGTCGGGGTCGGTGGCGAAGTCCGCCTCGCCCGAGTACGGCATGATCAGCTTCGCCGAGACCAGCGCCAGGGCTTCGGGGCGGAACACGGTCCCAAAGCTGTAGGTGGTGGCGTCGGTGTCGGTCTCGGTGTCCGAGCCCATCCACTGGATCGCCGCGTTATCGGCCGGGACCGCCGACACCGTCTGATACGCGCCCGAAGTGATGATCGGCGGGCTGATGACGATGTCGAGGTTCTGGTTGTCCCCCGTGGCGGTGGCGACCGAGGTCCCGCCGGTGATCACCGTGAACTGCTGCAGATAAGGCAGGACCGCCTTGGTGAGCGGGTTGACGGCGAAGACGCTGTCGATCGTGAACACCTCGCCGGCCGTGACCGTCTTGGCGTTGCCGACGTTGTCGATGGAAAGCGTCTGGACCCAGTTGCCATCCTTCACCGAAGCGTAGGTGACGTTCTGGCTGGCGCCGTCCACCAGGGCGTTGCCGTCACGCGTGCCGGTCGTGACCGTCGCCGCGTTCTGGGTCGAGTACCAGTCGATGTTGCCGAGCATCGGCAGCTTGGCGCGGGTCAGCGCGTCGGTGGCTTCCTTGGTCTGGGCGGTAAGGCCAGACAGGGAGCCGAGCATGGCCCAGGCGTCGGCCGGCGTCAGGATGCCAACGCGGCCGTCCATCTCCACGCCCATCTCGTCCAGGCGCTGCGGCGCCTTGGTGAGATCGGCATAGGAGTTGATCACCTGGCCCGGCGTGCCGACCCAAGAATAAAACTTCTTGGTCTCGGCGTGCAGGTCCTGGTCGATCTGGTTGGCGAGCGCCGACGCCTTGGCCTGCATGATTTTCGACTTCAGCAGCGCGTCGACCGTCAGGGTCTCCTCCATGGAGGTGAACTCGACGTCAACGCCCTTCTGCTTGTCGATGGTCACGGCGATTTCGCCTTCGACCACGTCTTGCACGGAGGCCACGGCGCCATCGCGGACGGTGAACATCGGCGGGCGCTTGATATAGACGGTCGTGCCGTTCGCCTGGCCGGTGTTGGAGATCGGCTTGACGACGATGTTCTTGTACTCGCTGGAGACCAGCTTGGGCAGAACGACGCTGTTCTTCAGCAGCTTGAGGAAGGTGTTGGCGTACACCTTCGGGGAGAGCATGGCGTTAGCCATCGGTGAGATTCCTTATGGAAGGAGCCGCCTAGCCGCCGTACTGCTTTTCGAACGCCGCAAAGTCGTTGGTGTCGGGGGCGACGGTGAACCGTCCCCCTTGGCCGCGGAGCGTCGGCGTCGGAGCTGGGGCGTCGGTGGCGATTTTCGGGGCGGGAGCCGGCGGTGAGGCCAGCTTCTGTTCGAGCTTGACGAGTTCGCGCGCTTGTTTGATGGGCGGCAGAGCCGAGATGCGGGCGAGTTCGCCGGGATTGCGGCCGAGGTGATCGGCCAGCTTGGGGCCGACCTCGGAATCAAAGATCGTCTCCTGGACGACCGGGGAGAGCGTCGCGAGCCGACGAAGGTTCGAGACCCCTTCGGGTTCGCCGTCCGGGTACTGTTCCGTCAGGCGTTGCGAGAAGGTCTGGACCGCCGTTTGCGTCTGCCGTTGCGCCTCTAGCGCGGCTTGCTCCTCCCGAAACGCCTTTTTCGCATGGTAGGTCGCGTGGTCCCGGATGAACCGGGCGTCGAGATCGCCATGCTCGTAGTCGTTCGGGTCGGGCTCGCCGGCTTCGGCTTGCGGCTGCTGTTGAGGCTGCGGCGCGGTGCGCGTGACCTGTTGGCGCCAGAACTCGGCCTCTCGCCTTGCGTCTTCGGCTTGGCGTTCGGCCTCGCGGCGTGCGCGGGTCACCTCATCGATGCGTTCTTGCGCGGACTTGCGCGGCTTGGGGCTTGACCCCTCGCCTTCGTCCGTCGCGGCGGCTGCATCGTCGCCGAGATCGCCCGTTTCAGCCTGGGCGTGGGCCTGGTCCTCTGCGCCTGTATCCAGGACAGCAGCAGTGTCTTCGGCTACGGCTTCCGCCGCGCCTTGGGTAACTTCTGACATGTGCGCTTTCGCGAAGGTTCCTGGGCGCGGGGATCAGGGGCGGAACGACACCCCTGCGCGAATGGGTCAGCGCGCGTTTACGGCCTTGTCGTCGAAGATGACCTTGCCGTGCGCGTCGATGAGTTGATCTCCAGTCCAGCGCGGCGCAGTCGGCTGCGCGTACTGGGACTCATTCGAAAACGTCTCGTGGTAGGGCGTTTTGAACTTATCGGTGAAGTGTAACCGCCCGTCATTCGGGTCCACGGCTGTTGAGGCGCTCGGATCGCCCATCTGAGCCGCCAACCAGAAGCCACGCATGTCGTAGTCCGCGACCGGATCGTTCGGATTGAACGGAACCTTGTTGGCCGTAACCCAGGCGCGAAACTGCTGCTCGTCCGCGGGGTCAAGAGTGGTCATGTAAGGACCGGGGCGCGCATAGGGCAGATTTCTATCAAACCGCTCGCGCATCGACGCCATCCACGCGTCATCCTCGCTAGCGCGGCGATAGTCAGGCATCAAGCGCCTCGGGCTCTTCCTGGAGCGCCTTGGCCGCTTGCGCCTGCGACAGCGCTTGCTCCGCCGGCTTGGCCTGTAGATCCATAGCCGCCGACTGCACGTCGATCGTGTCGGCCGCAATGCCGATCTGCGCGCGTTGGGCTTCAGCCTGGGCCTTCTGGGCGTCGGCCTCGGCTTTCACCGCATCGGCCTGCGCCTTGCGGATTTGCGCGAGCTTCAGCGCCACGTCGAGTTCAGTCTCTTGCGGGCCGTTCGGCATCCCGACCGCCTGAGCATCCGCCATCGTCTTGGCGGCCTGCGCCTGGGTGAGCTGGACCTTGGCGTCTTTCTCGGCCAGTTCCAGCTGCGCCGCCTGCATCTGCATTTGCTGCTGCGCCTGGGCCGCCTGCATCTGCTGCTGCTTGGCGGCCTGCATCTCCGGCGTCATCTTTGACGGGTCGTCTTCTTCGACCAGGCCGGGCGGCAACGCCTTCTTCAACCGCTCGCCGATCTCGTCGGCCATCGGCCAATCCTGCGCCTTGGCGATCAGGTCGGGCACGAACTGCGCCGCCGCCGGCACGGCCTGGACGAACTGCATCATGCTCTCGGCCGCCTCGACGCGCTTGGTCGAATAGCTCGGGCCGGTCTCTACGACGATGTCGTACTTGCCCTTGGAGAGATCGATGCTGTCCGGGTCGCTGGGGTCGTTGACGCGCTGGATCTTCTGCTGTTCGTCGGCCCCCAGGACGCGCACGGTGCGGGCGGTGTCGTAGGCGATGGGGATGAACTCCTCCACCACCTCGCCGCACGCCTCGATCGCTGCGTTCAGGTTGTCGTGATAGATGAAGGTCGCCACGTCGCCTTCGCGCTGGCGGGCCATGATCGCCTTGCCGCTGGTCTCGTTCGAGCGCGCGCCCAGGCTGGCGTCATGCAGGCCGGTGACGTCCTTGATGTCCTGCGCGTTCAGCGCGGCTTCCTGCATCAGCGCCGCTTCGATCGGCGGCGGCTCCATCCGCTTGGGCTCGACCGATCCGTTCCAGGTCAGCACCGTGTCGCCGCTGTTGGCGGCGTTGCGGAAGTCGTCCTGATCGCCGGTCTGGTTCTCGTGGATCAACCACTGTTGCCGTGGCGCCAAGGCCAGCTTTTCGGCCATCACCGAACGCCAGTAATTGCGCAGCCGGGTCGCGTCCTTGGCGAACCGAACCAGGCCGAAGCGAACCGTCTTTTCCCCGGTGTTGATCTCCCAGCCGGGCACGCGGAAGATCGGAATGCGGCTGATCGGGTACTCGACCGGGTCCTCCAGGATGTCGTGCCCGGCGATAAGATACATGCAGGCGACGCGCTTGGAGGTCTTGCGGATCATCGGCCCGCGGCTGTTCTGCGCGATCTGCGACACCAGCATTTCGCGGTTCTCGTCGGTCAGCTCCTTGATCGAGCCATCCTGGAGCATGGCGATTTCCGCCGGCCGATCCTTCATCAGCCAGTATTCGCAGACCTTGACGACGTCCTTGGAGAGCCAATTGCCTTTGGCAAGGCCGTTGGTGAACTCTTCCCCCGCCTCCATGGGGTTCTTGTCGGGCCAGCGCTGTTCGAACACCTTGCGCGGCATGTCGTCTACGACGAAGCAGTAGCCGGCGTCCTTGCCGGTCGGCTCAATCCGCGCTGGGTCCCACGCCACCGCGAACGGGTCGGGGATCGGCTTGATGCGGATATCGAGGTCAAACACGTCGTCGCTGGCGTAGTCGAGCGACACGCGGAAATTGCCAATGCCGCAGGCGGTCTGCGACTGCCCGGCCTGGGCATAGACCTGCTGCGCGCGGCTGTCGTGCTCGATGGCGCGGATCAGGCCCTCGCGGATTTCCGCCAAGTCCTTGTCCGCGTCTTCAGCCGGGCGGACCTTGATCGCGGGGCGGTTGATGCGGATGTCGCCGACCACCTGCGCCACGAACTGCGGCAAGGTGTTGATGGTCAGGCAGGGCCGACCGGCGCGGGCGTCGATATCCTCCCTCTCCCATTGCTCGCCGGCCAGGAACTTCAGATCGGTGAGGGCTTCATCGCGGTTCTCGCGGTCGAAGTCGATCGCTTCCTGATAGCGCTCGCGCGCTTCGGTCAGGAACTCGCCAACGTCCTTATAGCCGTCGGGGATCTTGGCCTTGGAGGTGTAGGATTTCGCCACGCTACCTCCCCATCCATCCGCCGGTCGCGACCTTGCGACGTTCTTCCGACTTCACCCGCGGTTCCTCGTAGGCGACGCACATCAGGCCGAAGGCGTCCGCGCCGTGGCTCGACCAGTCATGCTCGGGGCCGAGGCCGACGTTGCGCTTGTCGTCCTTGCGCTCGTGGTAGGCGCCCAGCGCATCGCGGCCCGCTTCGGTCTTGGCCTCATCGAACCAGATGCGCGGAAACAGCCGCCGACCCGCGTCAATCCGCAACATGGCCGCCGATGCGCCTTGGTTGCGGATCACCTGCACGTCGAAGCCGGCGTCTCTGGCCTGATCCTCGTAGCTGCGCCCGCTGCTGTTCTCAGGGCCGACCCGGCTTCCATCGTGCGGCAGATAGACCATGCAGCCGCGATAGCCCCGCTGACGCAGTTCCTCGAAATAGAAGGCCGGCGGCTGGTTCGCGCCCTCGATGTAGTCGATGACGTTGATCTTCTGGCCGACGAACTGCGCCACCCAGATCGCCGTAGCATCCCTGCGTCCCAGGTCCCAGAAGGTGCGAACACCCATGTTCGGGTCACGCGCCACGAAGCCGATGCGGCCTTCAGACTTGGCCTTGGTCAGGCTGGCGGCGTAATAGGCGCCCTCGAACACCTTCACGTAGTCGCCTTCCCAGATGTGCTCGTACTGGTCGGGCCGGTCGCGCTGATCGTCCTGGCGTTCCTGCTCCAGCTCACGCGGGAACCACGGGTTGTCCGACCAATTGGCGCGGATCACCGTTGATCCGGTCGGAGGCGACGCGCCCCGCAACAGCGCGTCAACCGCGTCGGTCTTCCGCGTCGGGTTCCACGAGAACCACAACTCCGAAGCCTCGGCGCGAATGGTCGGGCGAAGCAGCGTCAGGCTGCGCTGGCTCAACCCCTGCGCCTCTTCCACCCAGGCTCGCCGGTAGCCTTCCAGCGACTTGATGCTTTCGGCGGTGTGGTCCTGCATCCCCTGAAAGGAGATGAGCCCGTCGCCCGGCGTCTCGATCACCTCGCGAAAGACCCTGAAGCCGTCCGCCTCGCCGAGGTTGTAGTCCCCGAGCTTCGCCTCAATCAGCCGCTTGGATGATTGCGCCAGGCTCTTCTGCACCTCGCGGATGCAGACCGAGAGCATCCCCCGTTCGGCGAGGTGGTCCTCGACCAAGAGCCCGGCGAAGAAGTGCGACTTGCCCGACCCGCGTCCGCCCCAGACGCCCTTGTAGCGGCTTGGTTCAAGTAGCGGCTTGAACACCCTCGCTGTCGGGATGCGCAGGGTCGACAATGCTTCGCTCAATGCGCCTCACAGTCGCGTTCAGTTTGGCGTCGATGTCCACCGTCTGGCCGGGCTTTCCGTGGGCGCGGTCGAGCACGCTGTTAGCCGCCGCCACCCTCGCCGCCGCGCTATCGCCAGTGGTCATCACTTCCACCAGGACGGCGAGCGCTTGGTCGGTGTACTGCTGCGCGGCTTCCCGAATGTCCGCCGTCGCTTTGTTGACAGCGCCTTTCGGTCGGCCCGCGCCTTCGCGCTTACCGCCTCTGGGCATATGATTTCTCTGATAAAAGATCGAATAGGTTTCGCCCGAGGCGCGGTGTCTGGCTTCGGGTAGGTGTACGCGGGAGGCTGGGAAGCGCTCCGGCTCGGGCGATTAGTGGCCTCTAGATGCTCAGCGGCTAACGATGAGGCGCTTGCCGGCACTGACGTGGATCTCGCCGTCTTCCAGCGCGATCGTCACGTCCCAACCGGCAGCTCGCGCCGCCTTTACCGCCATGTCGAAGGCGCCGAGCGCGCGGAACAACTTGTCGGCCGGGCCTTCGGGCTTCTCAACGCAGCCCAAGCCGCCGACTACCCACTGGTTCGCCTGCTGGTTCGCCTGCTGGTTCAGCATCCAGAAACCTCAGATGTTCGGGGGCAGCGCGGGCTATGGGTCGTCCCCGCGTCGCCGTAACGCAGAGCGAGAGGCCTTAGTCCGTCAGTGGCTTGTGATCAGCGCCATGAAGGCGGCTATGGCGATGACTCCAGCGATCAGCAGAAGCCAGCCGCCGTCTGTGTCTTTGGGCATGGGGTTGGCCTTGGGCTAGACCGCCACGCCGCTCCGATAGCGTGCGCCGATCTTCAGGCTCGGCGTGGTGTCGAATAGACCCATCGCCTCATTGGTCTTGGCGAACTCTCGGAAGTAGCGCTTCGCCGCCTCGTCATAGGCGCGGGCGGCGTCTTCCTCCGACTTGAACCGGCCAACTTCGATAACATGGCCATTGACGGTGATCTGAGCGATCCAGGGCGCCACAGAGCTTTTACGCGATACACCCTTGAACCGCGAGGTCTTCACCTCACTGCGCAGACGCTGATTGCGTGTGTTCTCGGCGCGGGTTGCCGCGCGAAGGTTGTTGCGTCGGTTGTTTAGGCCGTTGCCGTCGATGTGATCGATCTCAGGCGCTTCGAAGTCGTCAAGCACGAAGCGGTGCAACTTGACCCGCTTCCCGCCGATGATGGCGACCGCGTACAGAAGGTGCCGCTTCGGCGCCAGCATCCAGTGATGCTCGCGCACTCGACTAGCGTCCGCTGCGTCCACCCAAGCCACCCGATCTCCAACGGGTATCGCGACCGCTTCAGCGGCGTTGGTCATTCAGGCTCTCGGGCTGGCTGCGGGCGCAAACGCGCCGACTAGTGAAAGTGTCCCTGATTCGAACGCCAAGGTCAAGGGATTGTGTCACGATGGCGCCGTGAGCGCTATTTGTGGTGACGCGCCGTCCTTGCGTGAACCGGATAGTCTCCGCATGAACCGCGCATTTTTTCTGGATCATCTCCGCATTTTCCCCTTGCACATACGGAGAAAGTCCGTAGGATGAACTCATGAACGGGGCGACGCCCCACCTGAAGAGGACGAACTGAGATGGAACTGCTGGGCCGCGAACATTACAAACTGATGGCGATGTTCGAGCGGGAGTTCGCGGGGCTCCGCTTCGACCGCGAAGACAAGGCGCTCTGGCCAAAAGGGAATGTCTACCAGAGCGGCGAGACCAACAATCTGTTCCTCGCCTATCGTCGCGGTTTCGCCTACGGGCGCGCCGCATGACTCCTGACGAACTCTACGAGGCCCGGAGAACTCTGGGCCTCCTATGGGGCTTCGGCCGCCCGCTCCATGCTTCCGAGCTAGGGCGGGCTTTACGCCTCGGCGGTCGGGATCCCGGCGAGTCCATACGCGACTATGAGCGCGGCAAGACCAAGATCAGCGGCCCGATGTCGGTCGCGGTCGAAATGATGCTCAAGGGCGCGCTCCCGCCGGATGGGATACCCAGCTAGGCCGCCGCCCTCCTCGGCTGTTCATAGACGGAGCGCAGGGCGGTGAGCGCCTGCACCACAGCTTCGGTCTGCCGGTCACGCACGGCGATACCGGTCTCGCGCTCAACGATGCCGCGCCACTCCATCGGCCGGTCTTCCTCCACCGTGGCGACCATGAAGGCGGCGATCAGGGCCGCGTCCTGGCGGGAGAGGCTGAACAGGATGGTGGCGACACGGGCGCCGGCCTCTTCCTGGCGCTGGGCGGCGATGAAGCCGGTCTCGGGGGGCTCCAGTTCGCCCGAGCCGCAGACCACCTCCATGAGCTGCTCCCGCTTGCCCTCCAGGCCCTTCCAGATGGCCCATGTCTGCGCGAGGCGGTGGGCGGCCGAGAACTGGTCCTGGTCGATGGTCTTGCGGGTGAGGAACACCTGAAAGACGTTGGTGCGCCATGCGCTAATGATCCGGCCGGCGGCGTCGGTCTTGACGTTGGCGCCGGCGGCGGTCAGGCGCTCGACCTCGGCCTTGCGGGCCTTGCGCTCGGCTTCGGCGCGGGCTTGGGCCGAAGGGTCGTGGGGCTTGCGTTTCTTACCCAAGGCTGCGCTCCAGTTGCTTGGCGGCATCGTGCAGGGTGGCTGCGTCACGCTCGGCGTTCTCGGCGTCCTGAAGGCTGGCCGCAGCGCGCTTGCGGGCGCCGCTGGCGATCGCGTCGAAGCGGTTAGCCAGGGCCTTGACCCTGGTGTGCAGCGGGCGGGTGTCCACGCTCATTCCGCTGCGAGCCCCATTGAAGACGGGCGCAGATGGCTGCGCAGGCGGTCGGCTTCGCGATCGTGGTTCTGAGCCCGCGCGGTCCACTCGTGCCAGGTCGCCGGCAGCTCGCTCGGCTCGGCTGCACGGCCGTTCTTCCACATCGGCCCGGCCTTGAGCCGCGCCTGTCCCGCCATGATGCGGTGATGCCGGATTTTCTCCGGCAGGCTGAGCGCGTCATAGGCCAGATCGGAGAGCGGCTTCCACGGCTCCATCCGCTCGTCCTTGGGCGCGCCCATGAACCGGCGTATGATCGGGATCAGCATCCCCGAGGTGGGGAATTTCACACTGCCAGATTTCCGCCACTCCGCACAGGCGCTTTTGACCGCATCGAGCGGAAAGTCCTGAATATCTGCTAGGTAATCCTTCAGATAACGCTCGCGGTCCTCGCCGTTCATTCCTGACGGGAAGGCGCAGAACTTCTCAAGCGCCCTAAGTTCCTTGATGATTTCGATGCGGTCACTGCTCATCTTGTGCTATCCTAGCGATGGCGTAGTCCCAGGCTTCGCGGTTCTCGTCCTCCCTCGATTTTCGAGGCGGTCCGACGCCGCGGAACGGGATCACCGCGCCAACTTCGGGCGCATCGCCGGCTGCTAGGCGCTTGTCTCGGGCTTCCACGATGGCCGGGCGGAAGAAATCCCAGCCCACCACGGAGCCCGGCCGGACCTTGGCGGCGCAGGCGCGGATCGCTGGCAGCACGTCGAGCTGGAGTTCGCAGCGCGGCCCTCTGCCGGATCGGCCAAGCGCCAGGATCGGGGCGACGATGGCGAGCTTCGGGGCGGCGGCGTTCAGCGCCTCCCCGGCGGTCTCCCGCAGCAGGCTTTCCAGGGCGTCGAGATAGGCCCGGCTCGGCGGCCAAACGTCAGGCCAATCGAAATCGGGCTCGCGCTCGGAAGAGGAAGCAGAAACAGAAGATCCAGTAGTAACTAACTTAGGGTTATTATCTCTTACGCGTGCGCGAGGGTCGCTCGACGTCGCGTCGGCGTCGCTCGCCACGTCCCTAGCGTCGCGTGCGACAGTCGCGGCGACGTCGCGTGCGACTTGTGCTACACCATTGATTTTGCTATCATTTCCCGGTTGCGACAGTCGCGCGACTTCCTTGGCGACGCGCTCGGCTTCGCGCTTGGCGGCCATGCGCTCGCGGTCGGCGGCGCGCTTGCGCTCGGCCTTGGTGTTCGCGTTGCGGAGCCGTTCGCGTTCATCGGTCGTGCCGTTGGTGGTGCTTGGCGGCGTGAAGGCTTGGCCCGCGCGCACGAGCGCCTTCATGAGCGCCGTCTTCTCCTCCATCGGACAGGAGAGGTTCATTAGGAGATCTACGACTTCCGGGGTCAGGACGCTCAAGCCGCCCTCCACTGCGCTTCGGCGAGGCGCTTGGAATGGGCGCGGACGCCGTGCACGACGGTCGTGTGATCCATGCCGCCGAGGAACCGGCCGATCATTGGGAAGCTGTAGCGGTGCTCCCCGGTTCGGGTGCGTATCTGGCGCGCGCGCCACATGAAGTCCTGGCGGGCGTGGGCGATGAAGCGCTTGCGCGTGTCGGCCATCAGGTCCAGTGCCGTCAGACCATGATCGGCGGCGGTTTCCCGCAACAGGCTCTGCATGGTGACGGCCGGCGGCTTGACATAGGGGTACAGGGAAAGCGGCGCTTCGCTCATGCGGCCTTCCTCGGCAGGTGTTCGCCGCGCTTCATGGCCGCTGCGATCAGCTTGAGGTGCCTGGAGCAGTCGGAGACGACAGGCTTGGGAATGTCGCCAAAGCCGTAGGTGTTGAGGGGCTTTGGGTTGCTCACAGCACCACCTCCACCCGACCGGGCTTCTCAGGGGCGCAGAACTCGTAGGACGGCAGGAACCGGGCATCGTTCACGCCCAGCGCGTCGGCGATCCCGTCGAAATATGGCTTCAGCCGGTTGGCGAAGTTGGTTCGGTCGCCACGTCCATCGGGCGGAATGAAGCGGATGTGGATGCGAATATCGCCGCTCGCCGGCACGGCCGGCGCCGCAGCCAGCGTGGCCAGCCTCGCCCACTCACGGTGTTGCGCGGTAGGCTTGGCCCTGTCGCGCCAGTGGCCTTTTGCATGGCCCGATAGCGTCGACGGCGGGAAGGGAAGCGCGATCTCGCTCACGCCGCCGTCTCCCGACGCCAGTTAGAGAGCGTCGCCATTGAAGCGCCGAACCTTTGGGCGACTTCGCGCCACGTGCTGGTCTTCAGGGCCTCGACAGCTTGCCGGCGAACCTCCGGAGCGTGACGCCGACCGCGCATCTCGGAGATCTGCAGGCCCGCGCGATGCAGCACACCGGCGACGGTGTTGCGGCTGATGCCCATCTGCGCGGCGATCTCGGTGTAACTCACGCCTTCCTTGCGGAGGCGGATGATTTCGGCGTTGCGCGGGCTCATCGGCGCGGCCCCGTCCAGCCGATCTCCTGGGCGAGCTGGAGATGCAGGGCGGCTTGCTTCTGATGCGCGCGGACCAAAGGCTTGGAGGTGGGCGGGAGAACCTCGTTGACCACCTCGCGGAACATCGCGTTCCGCCTAGCTTGAGCATTAAACGCGAGAGTCAGAACCTCTCGCAGACGCTTGAACATCGGAAACCCCCCGTGACTAAATCCCCCCTGGCCTTTGACGGCGGGCCAGGACGCCGGTTAGTCAGTCAGTCCCCCGCCACTCGCCGAGGCGCTTCAAGGCCCACTTTTCCAGTGAAGCTCCGGGCTTCCCGAGCTGACGCAGCAGCGTCCCGGTCAGGGCCAGGATTTGCAGTACGAGCCGCCAAACTCCGGTAGGCGGCGGCGGCGAGCTGTTCGTGTTCGACCGCACGTTCAGCCTCCCTTGCAGCTTTCTTGATTTGCTCCCGGAAGAACGTCTCCACCGGCTGGCCGATCACGGCCCCGATCACCGGAAGCGCGACGCTCCATCCGCCAGCACGGATGATCTTCGTCACCGTGGCGTCCGAGGCGTGGCCTTTGAGGACGTTCTTCGCGGTGTCTTTCGAGATGCCCCAGGCCTTCGCCATGTGGCCTGAGGTGTTGGTCGGCCAGGTGCGCCGCGCGAAGTTGGCCAGCGCCTCGCGCAAGTCCTGCGCAAAGGGTAAGCCTTGCCCTCCGAAGGTCATGAGATCCGCCGTCGTTGTGGTCATGGTTGCATGACCTCAGGACGGGAGTTGCAGACGTGGAGGGACGCGGAAACGACGCTTGGACAGCGGCTCGGAGTTGCTTGGAGGCTATCAGCCGAGCCGAAGACGAATGGACGCAGCGCAGCTTGTGGCGAGCGGCGAAGCGTTATGCAGAACGTGCGAGAATGGATGCGGCGGCCGGGCTGGACACAGGAAACCCGACCGCCGCCGCGCACCGAGGGGTTGGGGCTCGTAGCCCGGCGCGCATTGGTGTTGAAGCGTGAGGCCATCAGAGATGCGCCCGCTTCAGAAGTTCGATCAGGCCCCAGAGCATGGCCCAGGAGCCGAGCGCGAGGGCGAACCAGATCAGCGGCGCCCACCAGGGACATTGGTCGCGCGCAAGGTCCAACCGGTCAGCAGCCGGGGTTGCGTCGGCAATGAACGTCGGCGCCGGCGCGCGCACGGCGGGCTTGCGCGTCTCCAGGCTGATGATGTTGTCGAGCGCCCCCCAGTCCATGGCGTCAGGTCTCGCGCAGGGCTTTGAGCCGGCGGGCCGTGGCCTTGCGGGCGCGGAGGTAGGCGCGGGGGTTCAGGATCAGGTCGCGCAGGCCCATCAGGCGCTCCAATCCCAGGCTGTGGATATGTTTTGATGCAACCGCTGTTCACCGCGTCCGTTAGCCCCCGCGTAGGGACTGTGGCGGTGCGATGGCGTTATGCGCGTTACCGAATTCCCGAGGCTCCCTTTCGAGGAGCGTGTATTTCGAGTTGCCGCAGCCGGGTTGCTGATCACGCAGAAGACTGGCCGACGCGCCACCGCGCGTTGTCGGAAACGACGGCGCCGCGCGATCAAGGCAATCGCCAATGGTGAGGCTGCGCCCATGTCGCTGGAACTGGAGCAAGCGACGGCCGACGCGGCGATCGCTTGGATTCGCCGGCACTGCGCCGTCTGCCGAAGGTGTCCAGGCGTCGGGTTCATGCGGCATGACCCGGCGTGCGGCGACTAGCGGCGTCCGCAAGCTCCTCAAGGCTGGCCACGCCAAGAGCGGCCAACTCCCGCCAATACTCGCCAGGTATGGAGTCCCGCTCCGCCCAACGCTGGGGCGTGGACTGACTGAGCTTCACGCCTTGGGTCGCAAGGTCACGCGCTAGCGCCGCGGCCCCATGCGATTGAACAATTTCCCGGTGAGAACGCATCTCTTAGAAACTAGCACGTTTTGTGCTACGCTCAAGCACAAATTGTCGTTCGACCCGCCTGCGTCACGTTGGCAGCTTCGCCGCATGGCGATCGGACAGCGGATCAAAGAGGCGCGCGCGAGGCGCGGGGTATCGCAGGAGAAGCTTGCGGCCAAGATCCACACCGGCCAGACAACCATCTCCTCTTGGGAGCGCGGCCGCACGGAACCCACGCGGGAAGACGTGCAGCGGGTTGCCGACGCCTTGGAGCTTGACGTTGCCGAGCTGGAGCTTGTCGACGCGCCCACGCGAACTCGGCAGTACGTACCGCTTGTGGGCTACGTCGGGGCCGGCGCCGCTGCGCATTATTACGCCAGCGCCGATGAGGGCCTAGGTGAGGTCGAGGCGCCCGACGACGCTACGGACAACACGGTGGCGGTGGAGGTTCGCGGCGAAAGCCTGGGCGCGCTGTTCGAGAGCTGGCTCGTCTTCTACGACGACGTCCGCTCACCAGTGACGCCAGATCTCTACAACCGCCTCTGCGTGGTCGGCCTACCGGATGGAAAGGTGCTGGTGAAGCGCATCCGCAAGGCCCGCGCCGAAGGCCTGTTCCACCTGGACAGCAACACTGAGCCGACGATGAACGATCAGGAGATCGTGTGGGCGGCGCGGGTGAAGACGATGAGGCCGAGATGAGATTTCAGACTCGTATGGTACACGCGGCGGCTTTGATTGCAGCTCTGGCGCTTGCCGGTTCGGCGTCAGCGCAGACGACGAACACGGACTGCTACCGGACAGCTTATGGGGTGAACTGCACCTCGCGCGCAGCCCCCGGGCCGTATCAGCCAAACGCCTACCTGGGCGTTCTAGAGGCCGGCAGGCAGGGGGCCGAAGACGCCCGAGCCGCGCGGGCGCGGATGGTCGAGCGCCAAGCCGGACAACTCGTGGCGCAGGGCCGCTGCGAGGAGGCCCGCTCTGTCGCCTTACGGGATGGCAATTTCGACCTTGCTGAGCGGGTGACGCACTACTGCACGCCGAAGTGACCCGACGCTATGTGCTGGCGGGGGAGTGAGATCGGGAACCGCTCACTTTCACCACACGTTCACCCTTGCGTATGTACGCATTTCTGTACATATGAGCGTTGGGCTCTACGGGGGTTGGAGGCCGCATGAATGTACTCACATTTACGGACACAAGAGCAAATTTGAAGGAGGTTATGGATCGGGTTGTGGAAGACCATGCCCCGGTGCTGGTAACCCGCCAAAAGGCGGAGGCTATTGTAATGGTATCGCTTACCGACTGGAACTCAATGGAGGAGACGATGCACCTGCTGTCGTCGCCTCGGAACGCCAAGCGTTTGCTCGAATCGATTGCCGAGCTAGACGCTGGAAAAGGGACTGAACAGGAACTCATTGAACCGTGAAGCTGGTGTGGTCGAGCAATGCCTGGGAAGATTACCTTCACTGGCAGAAGACCGACCCCAAGACGCTCCTCCGGATCAACGAACTGATCAAGGAATGCATGAGAGATCCCTTCAGGGGCACCGGCAAGCCCGAGCCCCTGAAGGAGGACCTCCAGGGCTGGTGGTCCAGGCGCATCAACGGCTCTGACCGCTTGGTGTATCGAAAGGCGGGGAAGCCGCCAGATCAGCACCTCGAAATCGCGCAGTGCCGTCAGCACTACTGAGATAGCCCGCCCTCACCCGGCGGGCTTTTTGTTGGGCACCGGCTGACTAGCACATTTTGTGCTTGCACAGCCTAGCACGTTTTGTCATAGTCTCTCCATCAGATCGATGGGAGCCACCCGATGCCCTTCAGTCCCGCAGACGCCGCCTCGCTAGAGACGCTGACGCCGATGCTGGCCAGCCTGGACGCGGCCGAAACCTGGAAGCAGCACACCGCCCGCGCCTACCCGGTCGCGAGCCTCTACGCCGAGTTGCAGTTCGAACTGGAAGGCATCGGCGCCGACTACCGAGTGGTCGCTGTCCGTCACGACGGTGAGCGCCTGAAGCTCTCCGATCAGGCCCTCCGCGCCATCTCCGATGCGATCCACATGGATCGTGCGCTCGATGGTCAGGCGACTTTTGAGATGGGAGCGGCGTGATGGACTCGCGCCTGCGCCTGCTCTCCACGCTGGCCGCCTACGACAGCGCCGAACGGGCCTGCCAGATCGCGCCGACCGAGGGCCAGTGGAAGAAGGCCGACCGGCTCTATCTGGAGCTGTTCGCCATCGCCCGGGCCTGCGGGTTCGAGCCCGGCGGCGCGCACCGGCATCTCACCACCTATCAGTTCTGCCAGCAACGCGCGGCGGTGCTGCGGCGGGTGTTTCCGGCGCATGTGCGGGAGGCTCGACTGTGACCCGCTCGCTTCTCACCGACGCCGCCGCCCTGCTGTTCCTGACCACGCTGGGCGCTCTGGTCCTCGCCTGGAGCCTCTGAGATGACCTTCACCTATCTCATCGCCAAGACCGCCTATGGCGCGCCCATCGAATGCTTCGAAAACCGCGAGCGCGCCGACCTCTGGATTGAAACTGAGGGCGACAAGTTCCCCGGCTGGTTCCTGGAGATCGTCACCGAACGCAAGACCACCGTCCGCGCCATCCTGGCGGCGGATGAGATGGAGCGGGCGGCATGAACGCTCCCGGGACCACGCCCCACCAACCTGTGCGCGGACGCGGGTCCCATAGCCCGCGCTCGCAGGACCGAGAGCCCCTCACCCATTGCGAACTGTGTGGCGAGCCCTGCGAGGCCGACCCGACCGTCTACGACGCCGCCGGCTACGACATCTGCGCCCAATGCCTGGAGGACATGCTGTGAGCTTCAAGGAACTCTACATGGCCGAGGTTGAGCGCATCACCGCCGACCTGGAGGCCGCCGGCATGAACCCGGATGCGGCCTACGACATCGCCAGCAATAGCGCCTTCGACACCGCCCGCGAACGCTTCGCGGACCTTGCGGACTGGGCGCGTGACGAGTGGAAGGAGCGCGGCCTATAATGGAAACCTCTAACGAAATCGGCAAGCTCGCCGAAGCGCTCGCCAAGGCCCAGGCCGCCGTCGAGGGCGCGGTCAAGGGCAAGGTGAACCCCGCCTTCCGCTCGAAATACGCCGACCTCGCCAGTGTGTGGGACGCCTGCCGCGAGGCGCTGACCACCAACGGCCTCTCGGTCATCCAGTCGCCCGGCGAGATCGCAGACGGGCGCATGGCGATGACCACCATGCTCCTGCACGCGTCCGGGGAATGGGTGCGCGACCGGCTGACCATCCCGCTCGGCAAGGTGGACGCCCAGGGTTATGGGTCCGCCACCACCTACGCCCGGCGCTTTGCGCTTGCCTCTTTCGTGGGCGTGTCGCCGGCCGACGATGACGGCAACGCGGCTTCTGGCAAGAAGCCCGCCGCCACGGACGCTTCCGATCCCCCGCCCGGGCCGGTCGAGAAACTGGCCAACGGCCGCAAGTCCTCCGCCCAGGCCAAGCGCGACGGCGACGACGCCAAGATCAAGGCCGAGATCTCCGCGTGCGACAAGGACGGCCTGCGCGACTGGCACACCCACTTCGACAGCTACACCGCGCATCTGCCGGTCGGCTGGCTCGACAGCGTGCGGGACATGCTGGAGCACCGGCTGGAGGAACTGAACGGCGAAGAGCGCATCCGCGACGACGCCGAGGCCATGGACGAAGGATTTCGCCGCGCGGTGGGTCCTGCAAGTTCAGCGGGCGTTCCCCGGAACAACGGTCACTTGGCGGCATAAGCCATGAGCCGCGCGACTTTCATCCTCCGCAGCAAGGCTGACCGGGAAAGCGTCTGTCGCTTCGCGATGAACGCGCCGGACCTGACCGCCGTCACCTTCAAGCGCAACCGGCGCACGCTGGACCAGAACTCCAAGCTTTGGGCGTGCTTAACCGACGTCGCCCGCGATGTCGTCTGGTACGGCGAAAAGCTGACCGCCGAGGACTGGAAGACGATGTTCACCGCTTCGCTGCGGCGCACGCGGATCGTCCCCGGCATCGACGGCGGCTCGTTCGTCCCGTTGGGAATGCGCACCTCCGACATGACCCGCGAGGAACTGTCGGACTTGCTGGAGCTGATTATCGCCTTCGGAACCGAGCGCGGCGTCAAGTTCCACGACGGCGAGGAGACGGGCAGCAATGTCGCTCGGCCCGCCGCGTGAGCGAAACGACGCACCTCGTCTATGAACTTACTCCCGGACAGAAGCACCGCTTTGTCTGGTCGGTCGTCTGCATGTGGGGCATCCCATTGCGGACCCGCTTGGAGCTGATCTGGACCGCCGCGACCGGCCGCGACAACAAAGCCAAGGCTCGGCTCTACTGGTCAGAAGCCCGCTGCGCCCGGTTCGTCGCTGGCGTCCGCGAATTGGTGCGCCGAGCGCGGGAGGTCGCCTGATGGCCGCCCGTATCGCTTCCTCGCTCCACGCCGAGCCCGTCGTCATCGAGCCCCGCGCCATGACCCCCAAGCGCCGGGAACGCATCCTCGCCAAGCACAACGGCTGCTGCGCCTATCCCGAGTGTACGGAGACGGTGGGGCTGGAACTGGATCACACCATTCCGCTCGCGCTCGGCGGCAAGGACGCAGACGACAATCTGCGCCCGCTCTGCGGTCCTCACCACAAGGCGAAAACCGCGCTCGACGTGAAGCTGATCGCCAAGGCCAAGCGGATTCACCTGACGCACACCGGGCAGAAGCCGCCGCCCACTCAGAAGATCAAGTCGCGGGGCTTTCAGCGCCGCTGGGAGGGACTGTGAACGACGAGATCTATCTGATCGCTACTCGCAGCGGCGTCGCCCGCATGACGAAGCGGCGCCCGCGCCTGTCCCGCGACGAGATCGGCGTGCGGGTGAACATCTCCATTCCGGACGGTGCGTTCCGATCGCCGATCCTCTCGGCTTCACTGGAGGTCGGCGAGCAAGCGGTCTTGCAGCCGACCATAGAGATGACGGTCAGCGAGCCTGCTGCGGAGGGCTCCCATGACGACTAGCTCAAATGCCGCCGGACGACTGAGCGCCAGCGAAGGAGAACTGGGAGAGCCGAAGGCTCACCGGGATACCTCCCTCCACATCACCCTCCCTCCTGGCGTCCGTCGCTTCACGGCGACCTTCACGCTTGATCCTGAACCCGAACCGCTTCCGCTCAACTCCCCGCCCGCCGAGAGCGAAGCGGCGTGAAGTTGAGCGGAAG